AATGATTTCTTAAGAGCAAGTTCATTTAAGAGTGCCTTGAAATGTCCAGAGTGTGCAGAAGCAGTAGGATACTCTTTAATTATAAGAGTTCCTTGTGTCTTCTTGGATAGACTTGTTACCTTGTTCTCAAATGTTGATCGTGGCAGATCAACCAATTGCTGAATAGGAACATTCAACAGGTTTGCGTCAATTCTTTCAGCAATTCGCTCCTCCGCCATCTCAAGAGTGATATAGAGTACGTTCCTGCCCTGTAGCAAGGCGGAACTAGCCACATGACACATAAACAGCGATTTCCCAACACCTGTTCCAGCGAGAGCAATATTGAGAGTCTTATTAGGTAGACCACCCTTAGTGACCTTGTTAAAGTATTCCAAATCAAATTCAATCTTATCCTCTTTTCGGTGATAAAAGTCATAACGTTCCTCATAATTCTGAAGATAATCGTGTCCAATATTATTATCAAACGATACTGCTAATGCATCTGAAAGAATGCTGGGAATTGCGTCCCGATTCTTCTTTCCATCATTACCATCAGCAATATGAATCGATTCCATCAGAGCAAGATAAATTGCTCGGTCACGACACCACTTCTCAGTAGTATCTAGCAACCATTGCTTCTCCACTACCGAATCATTCAGTGTTTCACACACATCACGAATATCTTTAACATCAGTCTCAGTTAAATCAGTCCGATTCTCAATCTCAATACCAAGTGCTTCTTTGGTAATTGCAGAGTTGTACTTGACAATAAACTGAACGATTTCCTCAAAGACTACTCTTTCAGACCTTTGCTCAAAATATTCGGGTTGTATAAAAGGTATAACTTTTCTGGAATAATCCTCATTATATACAAGGTTTCGGAGAATCGTAAGTTCAAGTCTTTCCATTACTTATAGTGTAAATATGTGCTCATAATGTACTTTGGACCACTGATAGGTGCTTCACCCTTATGTGGAAACATCCAGAGAGGAGGGAATACCAATAATGATCCTTTTTTTGGTTGAATCATAAAATCCTTAAAGACAGTATTTCCACCAGTTTCAACATCATTTAAATACCACATAAAGGAGAGGAATCTCCTAGAAGTGGCATAATCAATAACATCAACGTGAGTATCAAATCTATCCTCACCACCTGGATTATACTTTTTAATTCTGAATTGTTCAAAAGCATGATCAGTGGGAAAAACTCTACCATCCACAAACTCATAATAAACATTTCGATAATCTATAGTTTTTTTAATCAAAAGATTATGAACTTGGTTTATTTCAGCAGATAGATCTTTATTCTCTGTTAAATTGAACTGAGTAAAATTTGGTTTTCCCTCATTATCGTGACGTTCCTGTTTATCAATATTCTCCTCAAAAGAATTGATTAGAAAATCGCAAACACTTGCATCTAAAGCTTCCTCATAAACGTGAATAAAATCATTAAGATCAACCATAACTAAATTCTTTTTGTGCGGTTTCGTCAAGTGCTTGCATTACTTCTGGAGTAAAATATTTTTCTGGATTTTTGAGTACCTCTTTAGCATAGATTTTCTTACCATCAATTTCATATCTTCCTGCAACGTTCTTCCAGAGTCCACCAAGCTCACCCAATTCAAGCAGACCGTAATACCGATCAAGACCACGTTCATCATAAAATAGACGAACTTCAACTTGTTGATTTTCCTTACTTAAACGTGACTTAGCAGTCTTTGCCTTGATAATATTTCCAATGACTTCTGTTCCATCTTTCTCCTTTTTCTTTGAGAGATGAATGATGGTAGAAGCAGCATACTTAAGACCACTGCCACCTCCCATCTCTTTAGTAGGAACATAAGCACCGATAACATCATAGGTATGATTTGTTACAATCATTGGAATTTTTGCCTGACCCAATTTCAAAGTAAGCATTCTGAATGCACCTTTGATGAGTTGGGATTTGGTCATATCCCTAACCTCCTTATCATTTAGGGCATCACTAATCTCTTTACTTGTAGAAAGCATTCCCAGAGAATCTAACACAAACATACAAGGATTGCGTTCTCCTTCTGGTTTCTTCAAGTAAAGATCAACTGCCTTCAGTGCCTTACCACGAAACTCTTCAACTGTGACCACATTGACCACCACGACTCTAGTTGTGTCAATGCCTCTGCTCTCCAGTAGGGATCTGGTGATTGCAGCTTCAGTATCAAAATACAAGCAGTATCCAGTAGGATTATTATCAAGAAAATTCGTGACCACCGCCAAACTGAAGAAAGTTTTTCCAGTGCTACTTTCACCTGCGATTGCAGTGATTTTGTTACCAGATACACCACCAAAGATACTCCCAGACACAAGAGCATTAAATATGTACGAACCCGTGTCCACATAAGATTCAGTCTCGTCAATATCTGCTGCAAGTTGTGTGTATTCTCCACCAATCTCTTTTACAATATCTTTTAAAAAATCCATCAAATTACCATCCCGTATTGTTCACGAAGTATTTTTTTATAAGGCAAACCCTGTTCTCTAAGTTCCCTAACCAATTTAAGTTTGTGATAAAGAGCACCATCTCCACCAAATCCAAGTGCTTTCACAATTGTATCCAGTTCTTTGTCGCTGATAGGTAAATCCATTAAGAGAAAAATAGTTCAAGGTTTACAGTTTTTTCCACATTCCATCCAATCGCATCTAAGATTGATTTCAGAGGATCTACAAAACTCTTTTCAAATTGTAGTTCATAGTCTATGTATTTGTCAAGACCAAGTTCCTTAGGAAAATCTTGAATAAAGGAAATTACATTTTCCTGAATAATATTTGGTTTTTTCAAGAAAATAAACTTAACCTTTTCACCATTACCAATAAGAGAATATTTATTGGTTAGGTTTTTCTCTTTAATATAATGATTAAAAAGAAGTGCTCCACGAATATGAATTGGAGTTTTGGGGGCATAGATGCTTGAAGAAGAGCGATATTTACGAACATCAGATGCTGTCCTTGGGAAAGCAATCTGTTCGGGAGGAAGTTTCTTAAACTCAGTTCGGCAATTATCAATAAACTCAATCACCTGTTCTTCAGTTCCACTCATCATCAGTTTTAACCCATCCTTAATCATCTGACGGCAAGGAGCTGGTGTAGAAGATTTGACTGCCTCAATACCCATCATCTTCAGTTTAGGTTGTTCATAACGAACACCCTCACTATCCCAGACATTCAGGATATAACGTTTCTTGGCAGTCCAGATTCCACGATCAGCGATATTCTCCCGTTTCATCTGCATCTTCTGGTCATAGGCATTCACATAGTCCGCCAGTTCTTGGTAGCAACCTTCAATATGTTTTTCAAGTTCCACCTTAGCGACCTTATCAAGGAACGAGACAATGCCTTCAGTAGTTTTCTCTCTTCCTTCGTATATAGTTTCAACCAAAGGACCCATATTAAGGTAGATAGAATCAGTATCTGAAGCAATAACATAATCAACATCATTTGTTTTAAGAATTTTGTTTAGGTATTTGTTAATTTTGTCTTCAATCCAACGAATTGAAACTTGCCCCGAAAGAGTGATTGCCTCAGCATTTGCTAATTTAAAATAACGGAAGTACTGATTACCAATAGCACCATAAGCACTATTAAGTTGAATCTTCCTTGCCATTTGAATGTTGTTACACCTTGCAATCTCCTTAACAAGAGCATTCGTTGGCGTCTTCTCATACTGCTGTTTTGCCACAATCATTTTCTTCTTATAGATGGTGCGATCCTTGTAGATCTTTTCCATCAGTTCAGGAAGAAATCCCCGAACATCTTTGCGGAACATCGCACCATTTGCACACACAGCATACTCTTTATAAGGTTCAAAATCAATCTCTTGATTCAGAATCTTATCAACAGTTACGGAAGGATGCCTTTGTTCCACCAAAGTTTCTGGTGAAATATTGTATTGCATAATCAGGTGAGGATATAGAGAGTTAAGGTCAAAATTAACCACCCAATCATACACACCAGGAATAGGCTCCTTTACATAGGCACCAGCATACTTAGAATCTTTATCAGTTCTTTCCTTTGGAGGAATAACAATATTCCTTTTCTTTAGATAGTTGTAGATAATCGTATCCCACATACGAACCTGAAAGAATACATCCTCATAATTTACTTTGGCGTCATATGCCATTGTAAGAGCAAGTTCAATCAGTTTCATCTTGTCTTCCAAACGGTCAACAAGTTCAACGTCCTTGATGTTATATTCAATAAACTTCTGCCAACCTTTGGTATAGAAGTCTTTGAATGTATCAAATTCACTGTGGTCCAACTTTTGTTGTTGTAGTTCCACATTTGCAATATGATCTAGACGATACGATTCCTGGTTTGTATAAGTAAATTTCTTATACAAATCAAGATAATCTAGTTGAGAAATCCCACCAACATCATAAGAGATGTGCTTGCGCCCAGAGATATAAGTCTCATCTTCAGTTACAAGACCCCAAGGTGAAAGTCGCTTCATCAACTTCTCACCAAGAATTCTATCAATGCGCCTGACAAGATATGGGATATCGTAAAGCTTACTGTTCCAACCAGTGATAACTTCAGGAGTATTATCCTCAATCATCCACCAGTTAATAAAGTCGTTCAACAAATCATATTCATTTGTGAATGAACGATAATTTACATTTTCCTGCTGATTATTAAACTTACCAAGACCCCAAGTACGAATCTGTTTCGTATTATAATCTTGGAGTGTAATAAGCAACACTTCTTCGGCAGCACTTTCTACGTCAGGAAATCCATTCTCTGATGCCACCTCAATATCAATAGTGGTTAATTTAATCCGATTGATGTCAAATTTGATCTCATCCTCAGAATATTTTTCAGAGATATATTGATAGATATACCTCTCATTTCCACAGATTTTAAATCCATTTACACCATCATACTTTTTAATAAAGTCCCTACATTCACGTACAGAACCAGGTTGAATAGGTTCTACATATTCTCCATTTAAAGTTTGATACTTTGTTGTTTTTTTAGATGGAACAAAAAGGGTCGGAGAAAATTTCTCACGGGTCATAAAATGTTTTCCATTTTCATAACCACGGACAAGAAAATGATCTCCGACCATCTGGACATTAGTATAAAAGTGCATTATGCAATTAATTCAAGATACTTTTTAGCAATTTCTGGTTTAGGATCAACAATTGTAAGAATACTATCAGAATGAATTAACATCTCATCCTGATTGGTTACTTCTGGCCAGGGTCTCATATCATCTTCACCAAGAAATTGATATGGTTTAATCAACCTACAATCTGGTTCGCCAATCTCAGCACCGATTTCTTCAATTTGGGTGATCAATACAATATCTACTTTAAAAAGTATGCACTTAATCGTTCTGCTCAGTTGTGTCATTAAATTTCTCCAAATACATTTCTTTAAGGTCTTTAATTGGTTCCACAATAGAAACCACATAATCTGGTGCCACAACAATATCCTTGTCTTCAGTAAAAACAATCCAAGGACTAAGAGTTATATTCACTCCATTATTCTTTTCCTCACCCTCTTCAACAAGAAGATATGAGTCTGTTACTTTTACAAGCATTGGATTATTGAAGACGTATGCCTGAGTTTTTCCCTCATCAACGGCTTCCTTAGCATCAGTAAGGATCTTCTCACCAGATTTAAGTAAAATAAGTTTGACTGACATTTTTAGGGTTCCTCTCAAGTCATTATAGCACAAAAAAAGGGGAGGTGCAACTGGATTTTGCCAGTTACCTCCCTGCGGCAACAATATTCAAAAGTATTTATTTCAATTCATAAACCTTCTTTTTCTGATGCTCTGGAATCACTCTTTTAATTTTAATAGTGAGAAGTCCATCAACAAATGTAGTATCACAAACTTCTACGTCATCAGAAAGAGTCCACGTGCGTGTGAATGCCCTTTTTGCTAATCCCTGATGTAGATACTCATCATCAGTATCACTAACTTTCTTTGCTTCTACAAAGAGTTTATTCCATTCTGTAGTGACTTCAATATCTTCTCTCTTGTATCCAGCAAGTGCAATTTCTAATCTGAAATCAATACTACTTTCCTTAACTAGATTGTATGGTGGATAGTTAGTATGCGATTCAAACGCAGTATCAAACCTCCTAAACCATTCATCCATTCCAATACTATTTTTTTGAATCTCTATTAGATACTTTGCAGTTTCTGGTACTGAAAGCGTAAGCGAACTTGTTCCGAACATAATAGACCTCCCTAAAGCGTCTGTAAGTTAATAATGTCCCCGAAGGCAACATCATTAGTATATAGGAAAGAACATAAAAAAGGGAGTGTTGAACTCCCTACTTTTTTATTCGGTTTCCTCTTCTACCCTTTTCTTTTTGGCACCAATATTGTATTTGGTTTCCAAAATCCAATCGCCTTTGTCCTTATAAGAAAGAACTTTGATTTGATTTAGTGGTGCAATATCAGCAATTTTAGTAACATCAACAACTTCCACTAGACCCCAATCTGCAATGAGTTGGGCAATACGATTACGACGCTGAACGTCATTTACCGTAAGGTTGGCGTGTTTGCCATCAAGTGCAAACAATTCTTTAAAATGTACGAGATAGTATCTACCTTGCTTATGAAGAATGTGGCAAGATTGATAGATTTTCTTTTCCTTGCGTGAAGCAACTCCAATACGTGTCAAAGTCTCACGAACTTTCAGAAAGTCATCAGGTTCATTCAAGATCACTTCAACCATTTGATCAGGTGTCCAATTCACAACAGGTTCTTTAACGACGCTCATTTTGTTCCTCCAGTTTCAAATTTCGATTTAATAAATGTTAATTGTTCTTGGGTAAGAATCCTCAAAGCCTGTTTTGCTTTCTCATTACTATAACCATAGTAACGTTTCACATAATCAAGATCTTTGATCGTATCTTT